TGACACAGATACTAAGCAAGAACAACTTACAGTATGGGCAGGTTTTAGTGATGAACAAATGGAGGCACTTAAAGATGGCAACAAAACAGAGCTCGTCGCCCACAAAGAAGACTAAAAGCGTCAAAAAAAAGGACTTGTGTCCTGTTTGTGATTACAATCTATACTTTAACTCTCAGTTTACTCAAAGAATTGGAGTTTTAGATGGAACAAAAGACATTATTGGTTGGATATGCCCTGAATGTTCGAGTGAATTTGATTTAAACAATAATATTTTGTATATTTATGGCGAGAATTCAATACAAGGAAATGCTTAAAACATGAACGGACCAAATCAATTTACACCATTTTACCAAAGCCTTGCAAATAATGGCATGCAAAATACCAATCAAAATATCAATACAATGAATATGCCAAGCAATCAAATTGATTTTCCAAAAAACCCAAACCCAATGGAGATTCCTATGCAACAAGATTTTATGGACATGGGTGGGCCTAAGCCTGATAATAAATTTGAAAAACCAATAACGCAAGCTGTTAACCCAAATATTAATAGACCAATGTATAGCGATGATGATTTTTTAGATTACGGACAAATTGGGCCTGGCCATCAACCTCCTTCAGGAGATATGGGGGGAGGCTATATTCCTTCTTTTGACCAAAATAATGACGGTATGGTAGACGTATTTGATATGATGATAGCTAGTCAAATGGATACTTCTTCAATGACACCTCAAGAATATGAACAATTTATGGCTTCATTAGCACAATACATACAAGGTCAAGGTGGATTAGTACCTGATATTAATTCTCAATTCCCTACAATATCACCCTCTGAATTTACAGGTGGAGGTGGAATAGCTGGCTCATTAGCAAAACAACTTTATTACCCTAGTACTTCAGGTGGTTTTTCATCAGTTGGAAGTGGGATTAGTGGCTCAACATTAGAAGAGCTTTTAAATAGGAATAGATAATGGGTTGGAAAAAAAATAGAAAGAAAGGAGAGTTAGCATTTGAGGGTGGGTTTTTTGATATACCTATTTTAGGCGATTTTGTTAATGTGCTTGCATCGGCAGGCTCTGATATATTGGGAGTTACAGGTGAAGCAGGGTCTGATGTTGTTAATGTGTTGCAAAAACCTGTTACAGGGACAGATTTAGAAGATATTGCAATTACTGAAAATGTTAGCGTAGATGATTTAGCAAAACTAGCTACTGAAGTTTTAGCAACAGGTGGAACCTCATTAGTGAAAAATGCACCTAAAGCAGCATCTCTTGTGGATGACATAGTGAAAAATGTTGGAAATAAAACTGTAACTGTACCTGTGCCCACAGGTGTAGGAAGCGTATCAGGGGGAGCTAAAGTAAAAATTAAAGACATCGCTGAAGCAGCAGTTGAAGGGGCGAAAAAAACTGGAAAAGTAGTAAAAGAACAAATTGCTCCACTTAGCCTTGGGGGTAAAGAAGGAAGTATTACAAGAAAGCTTATTAATACAGCAATACGTCCTATCTCAGGTAAAAGTGGTACATTGCTTTCAAAATTTGATTATCCTAAGTTTCCTTATTTTCAAAGGTCAAAAGGAACTATGGCTGACTATTTACTCACAGGGGCTGCAAATATTCCTTCTGCAGTTGGTAACTTTCCAACAGCTTTTCTTCAAAGTAGGTTTGGAACAATTCCAACAGGTTATTCTTTATATAGAGGTTTAACAGATGAACCTACTCTTAACCCTGATGATTATTACGCATGGACAAATACTCTTCAAAATGCAGGCTTAGGTATTTTAGATTATTACACGAAATACTCTACAGAAGAAGACAAAGGCTCTCCTGTAGCAGATTATGTTACTTACCCAACTTTGAATTTATATAATAATCTTACTAGAAAAAAAGACTCTCCAAGAGCGAAAGAAATAGAAAAACAGGTAACTGAAAACTACTTAGGTAGTGGAAACACTTTACCTCCTGTAAATTTAGATAGTTTGCGAACAGCAGCGCAAGGCAACTTAAAATTCAATCCTGAACAAATCGAAAAGTTAAATAGAATCAATGAAATCAATAAAGATATAAAAGAACAAGTTGACTCTATAAAATCTCCAATTTCAATTTAAATAATTTAAAATAATTATGTCTAACCAAGCACATTCAAGAATAAATCAAGCTATAGATATATATGACCCCAACAAGTCAACGCTTGATGACCCAAAAATGTCAATTTTATTAGATTCTTTAGTTAACGATGTTATGAAAGGAATTACTCCTGATTTTTTAAAGTTTTTAGGACATATGGAATCTGATAGTAATTTAAAGGCTAAGGTGAGTGATTATAACACAGACCCTTCAAAAGGAGATATAAGAACAGCTTCAGGTATATATCAGTTTACACAGCCAACAATACCCACAACAAAAAAAAGTGCTAAAATAACTTCAGGCTTTGACCCATCGTATATAGATGCAATCCCTGATGACCCAACTAAATGGACTTTAGAGCAATCTAACATTATGGCTTTGGCTAAATTATTTCCTTCTGTCATACAGGGAAAGCCTGGTTTAGCTGACAGTCTTATTCGTGAATCTTTTAAAACAAATTATGATAAAGATGCTTGGGAACAATTATATGGCGATGCTTGGCACACAGATGTTGATAGTGCAACACAAAAAAGATTGGACAAGATATTGTCGCAATACTGAATGGTAGAAAGAAAAAAAGAACCAAAAAAGTTTAAAATGGAAACTCCTATCGGAACAATTGAAAGCGATAGTGGAAATCATTTTATAGATATTATTTCAGTTGTAGGTGTCATAGCTTTTGTTTATATTGGGAAAAAACTAATAGGTAAATTATTTGGCAAATCTAAATCTTAATGGTAATGTTTCAAAGAACGAAGAAGCATTACATTTAGCACATTCAAACTTAATTACATTTGGTAAACTATTTTCACCCCAAGACTTTCTAGCAAGTGCAACACCTGATTTTCATATTGACGTTGGCAAACTATTATTAGATAAGAATAAACAACAGTTAGCATTAGTGTTGCCACGTGACCACGCAAAGTCAACCTTAGCAGCTTGCGCTGTATTACATAGATTTTTATTTGCAAGTAAAGATAAACCTGAGTTTATTGCGTGGATTGGTGAGGCACAAGACCAAGCAAGAGATAACTTGAATTGGATATCTAACCATATATACTCTAACCCTGCTATACATTATTACTTTGGTGACTTGCAAGGAGACAAGTGGACTAAAGATGAATTTACTTTGAGCAACGGATGCAGAATGATTGGCAAGGGTACATCTCAAAGACTTCGTGGTAAAAAACAATTATCATCTAGATATACAGGCATTATACTTGACGACTTTGAGTCAGAGTTAAATACTAAAACGCCTGACTCACGTAGACAAATTAAGGAGTGGGTTACTGCTGCTGTATATCCTGCTATCGACTTTGATAAAGATGGATTCTTATGGTGTAACGGAACAATTGTTCATTATGATGCATTTTTAAATGTATTAGTTAGAAATCATCAAGAAGCTAAAAAGACAGGTGAAGAATATGCTTGGGAAGTTTATACTAAAAAAGCAATAGAGGATGGTAAACCTATATGGCCTTCAAGATGGCCAATGAAAAAACTAGAAGAGCGTAAGCAATTCTACATAGATTCAGGTACTCCTGCTAAATTTTACCAAGAGTATATGAATCAAGCAAAGTCACCTGAAGACCAAATATTTAGTGAGGAGGATATTAATGATGGGTTATATCAAGGTAATACAAGGTATGATGAAGCGTCTGACTCGTGGTATATACAATTTGCTAATGGCGATAAAGAATATGTTAATATATATATTGGTGTCGACCCAGCCTCAACGATTACTACTCGTAGTGATTATTCCGTTATTATGGTGTTGGGCGTTACTAGCGATTATGATTATTATGTTATTGAATATTGGCGTAAAAGAGTCTTACCCATGGAGTGTGCAGATGAGATATTTAAAATCGCTGAAAGATACTCGCCAATACGAAGAATAAATATTGAGACTATTGCATATCAAGAGATGTTGCGTGACTATATTATGAAACGAAGTAAAAGAGAAGGGTTATTTTTACCAGGGATAGAAAAAGGTGTTAAGAACTATAATTCAAAAAAGAAAGATAGGTTGTTTGAAGGATTGCAACCAATGTTTAAAGCAGGGGCAGTACATCTTAAAAAACAACATCATGAATTTATTGATGAACTTATTGATTTTCCAAAGGGCTCTCATGACGATATTATTGATGCTTTTTACTTAGCAACGCAATGGGCTAAGGGAAATGCAAAAGCAGGTGTCGTTAAAAAAGAAAAGAACAGAGATGGCGTTTGGACTAAGCCAAGGAAAATGTACGATTGGATGACAGGGAGAAGGATTTGAGTCAATTTGTTAAATACTATAATTTATACTTATATTACATACTATGATAAAGGAAGATTTTAGAGCAAAAGAAATACAGGAGTTATACGACCGTTGGTCTAACGCTCGTGAAGATTGGGATGTTGCTGCTCGTGAGGACATAGATTTTTATTTGGGCAACCATTTTAGCAACGAAGAAGCAGAAGAATTAGCATCAAGAAACCAATCAGCAGTACCAATGGATAGACTTTACTCTGCTATTGAGCAGTTTAAAGCTATCATAACATCTAAGCCTCCTAAGTTCTCAGCTGTTGCTAGAGAAGACTCGGACACCAAACTTTCAAATGTTTGGAAAGTTATACTAGAATATATATGGGATATCTCTGAGGGTGACGAACAATTTAAACAAGCTGTACATGATTATACGGTTACAGGCCTAGGATACTTTTATGCCTATATAGATAAAGAAGCTGATTATGGAAGAGGTGAAATAAAGTTTAAACATTTAAATCCATTTAAAGTTTATGTAGACCCTAATTCAAGAGATAGATATTTTAATGATGCATCAGGAATAATGGTTTCAAATATTATGAGCAAGATGCAATTATTAGACGCATACCCTGAATTAGGTCAACCTGCTGAAGAAGGTGGAGAAAAAACATTTATAGATTTAATTGATACGGTTCATGAGGAAGATTATCCTAGCAATCAAAATAGAAGGACAATGGATTCATTTACTCCTGATGTTGTTAAAGATTACGATTATGAAGGGTCTTCTGAAAAATATAGATTAATTGAATATTATTCTAAAACTAAAGTACCTTTTTATAGGCTTTTAGATAAAAGGAATAATCAAGAAAAAATTGTACCACAAGAACAATTTCAAGCACTACAACAAGATAAACAATTTATACAATCAATTGATAAAGGTTTTATTGATTTTGTAGAAGTGCAACAAACAAGAATTAGGCAAACATGTAGTGTTGGTCAAATTGTATTATATGATTTAATATTAGATACAGATATATATCCAATTGTTCCTGTGCCAAATATTTGGACGAACACTCCATATCCAATGAGTGATGTTAGGAAAAACAAAGATTTTCAAAGGTTCCTCAATAAAGTTGTGTCATTGATTACCTCACACGCACAAGCTAGTTCAGGACTAAAGCTTCTTATACCTCAAGGAAGTGTTCAAGATATTGAAGAGTTAGAAAGAGATTGGGCAAATCCGAATGCTACCCTCGAATATGATGCATCTTTTGGGGAACCACATTTCCCATCACCACAACCATTATCATCGTCAATAATGCAATTACCATCATTGATTGAAAAATATATTGACCTTAATATGGGTATATTTGAAATGATGCAAGGGAATGCTGAGGTCGCTCCAAGGACTTCGTCAGCAACAATGATGATGGAAGATTTTGGGCAACGACGTTCTAAATCTAAACTTAGAGATATTGAAGGGTCATTAAAAAGAATTGGTAAAGTTGTTTATAATTTATCTAAATCACATTATAACTTTCAAAAAACATTTAGAATTGTTCAACCTAACAATGATATAAATGAATTTACAGTTAATAAAAGATTATATGACGACAAAACAAAAGAATTAATGGAAATTGAAAATGATGTTGCTGTTGGTCAGTTTGACATCAGAGTTATTGGTAACTCTACTATGCCATCTAATAAATGGGGCGAGTGGGAAATTTATATGCAAGCATATCAATCAGGATTAATTGATAAAGTTGAAGCATTGAAGAAAACTGATATATTTGATAAGGAGGGCGTATTGGCAAGAACAGACCAAATACAACAATTGCAACAAGCATTAGCAGGAGCGCAACAACAAATTAAGAAAGTATCAGGCGACTTACAAACAGCACATAGAGAATCTATACAAGCACGTAAGCGTACTGAGGTAGAAAAATTCAAGACAGAGCTTAGTAAAAATGCTAACGAAGTAAAGGCAGATACTAAACTGTCAATTGATAGACTAAAAGATGCGGTCAAACTTGAGTCAGAGAAATTACGATTAAGTAGTCAAGCTCAATTACGACAAGAGAAATCGCAAAAGGAGAAGTAAAATGACAGACGCATATGATAATGACAATCTTCAAAACGAAGGTCAAGTCGTTGACAATGTAGGGCAAGATGAAAGTCAAACACTTAACGAGAATTCAGGACAGAATTGGGAAGAACAGGCCAAGTACTTCCAATCTGAAAAGGATAAACTTGCAAGTGAGAATCAGAATCTAAAAAAATACGAAGCGTTAGGAACTCTTTTACGCCAAAGACCTGATATTGCAAATACAGTTGCAGCTATGGTTCAAGGCAATGGACAACCTGTTGGCCCACAGCGTATTGAATTGGATAAAGATGAATTTGACCCATGGGAAGCCTATAATGACCCTAAATCACAATCGTATAAGTTCAGACAGCAAGAGCTACAAGAAGGTATTAATCAAGCCGTAAACCAAAGGATGGCAGGTGTAATGAGACAGCAGGGAGTTGAAAAACTAAAAGGCAATTTATTGCAACAAGGTTTAACTCCTGCTGAAGTTGATTCATTTATGCAATTTGCCTCAAAAAATCCTGGAGAATATGGTGTTGAAGGTGCCGTTAAAATGTGGAAAGCTGTTATGAACGAAGGCCAAGGCACAGTTGAAGCCCAATCAAATCCACTTGATAATGTTAGGCAAACACAGGCAACGCCTACTCCTGGAGGAATACTTCAGGGTGAGCAGCCTCAAGTCAAATCAGAAAAAGATGGAATGTGGGATGCAATTCTAAGTGCTGGTAGCCGAAGTAACGTTTTAAAATAATAACTAAGGAGAATAAATAATGAGCACTTATAATAGTGGACAAGTGAAATTCGGAACTCCTGGTAAGGATGTCGTTGATGGCATAAATATGGGCACAAGACGACTGTATGACTTTAGCGATAGGGTCGCAGAACTGTCACCAGAAGAGTCTCCGTTTTTTGTTTATTTGTCAAAAGTTGCAAAAGTACCTACTTCTGACTCTCAATTCAGATTTTTAGAAGATAGGACAAAAGTATCTATGACTGATAGAAGCTTTTTGCAAAAAGGTGGAGGCACATTGCCTGTACCAGGAAGCACAGTTTCATTGGTTTTTGATACAGCAGATGGAGGCGCAGTAAAATGGCTTATAAAAGGCATGGTTATCCAATTTGCACAAAATAAAAATGCAGGTGGAGGTGATGATAATGAAGCATTACTTCAAGGAATTGGTAGAATCGAAAGTGTTACGCATGGAAGTAATGATACTACATGCTTAGTAACTTCAATCGAATCTGTTGATGGCTCAACAACTACACTTGACGATGACGGTGAATGTGTTGTGATTGGAACATCTTACGAACAAGGCTCAGGGGCTCCTGATGTATGGTCGCAAGAACTAGATGACGATTTTGGGTACACTCAAATCTTCAAAACAGCTTGCGAAATGAGTAATACAGCTAGAGCTACAGTATATCGTGGATATGCTGATGAATGGTCAAGAATATGGAATCTTAAATTAAGAGAACATAAAGTTGACATTGAAAGAGCAATGCTTTACGGAATGAAAGCAAGTAAGGGTGGAATCCAATACTCTG